CCACAATCACCCACAAAACACAAAAAACCCAGCTTTCTCAGCCAGCCCTGACACTTTGTCGGGACACAGTGCCGGTAGCCTTCCTCTCGGAGTTTTTCTTTAAGTAACATACACACCTTCAAGCACTTATATACACAGGAGCATTGCTATATACAAAGCGTGTTTATCACCCCCACAATCACCCTCTTCCTTCATAGCTCTCGGAAGCCTTAGCGAGTGGTTGAGTACCAGATTTTGGTCCGGATGCTGTTGTCTGAGACTGTGCAAGACAGCCAGTCATCTGAGTCGCGGGGCACCCAGCGTGCAGGAGCAGGCATCCAGTCGGTGATGATCACCAGGCTACTCCTCTCGAGGACTCCACTCATCACGGAACAACCTAATCCAGTCACGACACTGGCTCTCCAGTCTCCATCTGCTCGGGGGTCCCCTGGCCAGTCCTGCTGGATGATCCCAGCCCTGATCCGCAATGGCTGAATCACCTCCCATCGGTACCGAGGAGTTTTCTTGGTCACTAGATCTCGTGCTACACCGATTGCAGCTCGGAGCCCCTCGGGGTGATCCAGGAGTGACGGAGTCAGATTTGGCTGCAGCACTCCCAGACATCTGAAAGTGAGAGGTACCCAGGGGGCAATGAGGCGTCGCACTTGTTGAATCGTCCACTCTGGCGGCAGGGCATTGAGGCGATGGATCAGGAGGCCGAGGAGAGACTGGGTGACCTCCGAGGAATTAGGGGCAGGTAGCTGGAGGCCGGCCCCCACAATGCGCCACAGCTGATCTACTGTCTGTGACGCTGCGGGGTCTTCAGATCGCGTCTCGGTAGTCCCAGAAGGAGGATGAAGCCGCTGTCCCTTTGCTCGTGATCGAGCTGTATGCTCGTGCAATTGCCTCTGTTTCTCGAGGCACCACACTTCCCCTGAGATCATACTCTCAATCACGAATCTTGTCTGAGTTACTCGGGATCCATGAGCATCGAGAACTAGTGGGCGATCCAGATTGGCCTGGTGAAGGAGAAGAGCGCCATAGCAGAGCAGGAGCAGGTCTTGAGTGATAACTCCTGCCCCCAGAGCACGACTGCCCACCATGTGTTGGAGACCCCTGGGCACGCAGCGCTCGATAGGGTGGTACGATTGATGCAGCACTTCCACTAGATTCAAGGCTGCTCCCAAGATGGCTTCCACATCAGTGAGCCGATGGAGTGCTGGGTGTGGATCTGTCGGAGGGATTGCTGGGGTGTAGACACAGGGGATCTGAGTGCGGGTCCAGGTGAGGGCATGAGCCAGTCGGTTCTTCTGCTGAGTAGGAGGCAATGCTCTGGCAGATGCAAGGAGGGCCGCCAGAGGATCTACCAGGACGGCCGGTCGGGCTCCCCGAGGCGGGGCTGTGAGTCTGCGACCCAGGAGGTAGATCTCATTCGAGAAAAGGTTGCTGCTGAGAGGTTTGATGAAGGCCCACTCTCCAGCTTGACACAGCTTACTATCCAGAAGACGGACCCACAGGCTTTCCCAGTCTCCAACGAATCCCTTGATCAGCACAGCATGTGGGGCCCAGGTTACCAGGTACTCTGCCAACAGCTCAACAGCTGCTAGGTATTCTAGGCCACTGGCCTCCATGTCCCAGGTCAGTAGTGTGATTTTCTTCTTCTGGCTGTGGATTGCCAAGTCTAAACGGTCCCATACTGCTCTCACAGTTAGGTCCCCATGATCCCGATCATTTGCCGGCAGGTTGGGAACTCGGCTGAGCAGCTCACACGAGCAGACAAGATCGCTCGGGACATGATCCAGTGTAGGTCCTCCGGACTGATCCTCAGGACACATCAGTGTGTTGAAGATCAGGGTGCTGTTCGGGAATCGGTGCAGCAGAGTCGAGGCCATTGAGCCAGTCCCTTCAGCAAGAGTTACAAACAGATGGGGAGCCTCACCCTCGAGCTGGTAGAAAGGAAGCATCTCACAGAGCTTCACTCTTGCACCGGATGATGCACTTGCCCACCGGAGGAGCTGGAAAGCTCTCGCTGGCATCAGTCCTGGATCTGGGGGAGGATCAGCCTGCTCTCGAGGCAGGGCATTCACGGGCATTGGTTCTTCTTGTACTGTCGATCCCACTGCAACCCACGGGCTTGGGGGGCGGATGTTTCCCGTGCCTGCCATCAGCGGAGGCGGGGGGCGCAGAGCGGGCTCGGGCGGGAGAGGTCTTTCTGGGTCGTGCTGTGCGCGAGAATCCTCGATGACAGTGTTGACATCATCTGCGATAAGTACTCGAACTGGAGGGAAGTCTCCTCCTTTCTGGAGTAGCAATTCAAACCCCTTCTCAGGGTCCCGAGCCGTGGTCTGCCTCCGATAAGAGGAGCTCCAAGCACGCATGAACCTGTGGATGCGCTGAGTGTGAGGAGATTTGCTCCGGGTGCAGATCAAGAGTGCTGCAGTCATCTTCTCAGCTTGGACTTGCTTGATCACTGCACACATGGCAGTGAGGAGAGCTCGCAGACGCCCACCTGATGCACCCCCTTTTGTGACACTTGGTGGTAAGTGAGCTAGTTTGCTGAGTGATGCAGACATCCCCGCTACAGCCGCTGCTTGAAGGAGAGGTCTGAGCACCTCCACGTCGACAGCCACATGCCGGGGAACTAGGAGGGCTTCCAAGAGTCGGCGGAGCCGATCAGGTCTACAAGAGTCTTCGAACACTCCGTGATACGACAATGCCATAGCAGTAGCCGCCAACAGCACACCCGCAGTTGTTCGGCGGACCAGGGTGACATTGAGTAAGCTCTGGGGCCCAGCCACTCCTTGCAAAGATGTCCCTTCTTTGTTGTGCCCGGACGTGTATCTGACTGCGTGCCGCGCGGCTAGATACGCTAGCGAGGCAGCAAGTCCTTCTTCCTCTCGCGGGGCGTGGAAGAGGTTTAGTGCTCTGACAGACCTCTGCTCCTCTAGGGACTGGAGCACTGCGGCTTGTTGCGCTGCTGGCACCGCGAGCTCTGGGGGTAAGTTCAGGGATCTTGGGACTTGCATCGCTTGCCCTGTGATGCTTGACTCATCCACCAAGTAACTGCAGTGATTGAGAGTGAGTTTGGCAGTTTTCTGGCTGACTGTTGGACGATGGTAGCGTAGAGCGGCATAGATGTGATGGAAGATCTGTTGGAAGAAGACCATTCTGTCCTCTTCTCCCCTCTGCACCAGTGATGCCTTGTCTGTAGAGAGCTTTATCCAGGTAGAGATCATGGTGCGAGTGCTCCCAAAGGCCCCGGCACTCTCTCCCGGAAGGGTCATCCGATGTGCCCTGCACCCCCCAGCCGGCCTTCTCTCAAAGAAATCAGCCACTTCATCCAGGCCAGTGACCCGCTTGCCCAGAAGATCTTTTGTGAAAGTTCGGACTTCTTGGCTTGATTGGTTGGATTGCAACCAACTCAGCAGCTTCACTAGGGTTCGAACAGCAGAGCCTGTGTCCTGACCGAGAACTGAGACACCTGGGAGTCCTGGAACAGGCTCCCTAGTGCTACTTCCGATATACAAAGCGAACGGGCCTCGCCGGGTCTCCAGGAGGATACTGGAGCGTGGGAGGGAGTGAGCCGGCGAGATTACAATCGTCCGGCCATCGTCGATTGCTTCCATACTATCGTGAATCTGGGTCTGCTCGCTGGGTGCAGGAGAATATGGTCCGTCTATGTTGTAGTCGATGACTCTGTACGAGGCCGCCACCCAGTAGACCCTGAGTGAGAGGGTGCAGTCGGGGTGCCATCCTTTCTGGCGACACCACTTGACATATGCTGTGTGGTGAGGGCCAGTGACAGCCCGAAAGAAGGATGGCGGGGTCACCACTCGAGCCCGAAACTTACGAGACAGGTGCCTCAGCTGATTTCCGTCAGCAGATCTTAAGAGCCGTTCGTAGTCCGTGGGGAATTCTCCTTCACTGGCCGGCGTGTCGACTCCCAGCCCCTCAGACTGGAGCGTCTGGATTACGGTACTTTTCTTCCGATGAATGATCGAGCGCAGTGACCTCATCCCAAGGAACTTTGCTGCCAACCCCTCTACGAGACCCACCGGGGAAGCGTCGTACAGAGCTCGTGCGATTCGGAGATCAAGGGGCCGCATCTTGACCAGCTCCTGGATGAGAGCTTCCTTGACATCTGCCTTCAGCCCGATGAGTGCCTCCTTCACTCTCTTGTTCTTGATCTCGGCATCCTGGGTAAGGTGAGCTGACACTGCACGCTTCATGATTGCCTCTGCCCGAGGAGGAGCTCGGAGGTTTGGAGACGCAGGGTTTTGAATGAGCCCAAGCAGGGATCCTTGAGAAGGCCACGTGGTGGGGAATCCGATGCCCTGGACGATGCTTGTTCGGTACGCTGGATATCTATCGTAGATTACTCGGAGCAGCGCCAGCGACTCACACATGGCATCTTTGTGCCCCGCATACATGAAGCCATGGAGCTGTAGCACGGGAAGCCCCGTGAGGTCTGATGGCAGAAGGGACAGTGTGACTCTGCTCAGCTTGTCCGTAGGAAAGTCTTTTCTCCAGACAGGGTTTACCAGCACCCCATAGTACCACTCCGCCAACCCAAGCAGGGGTCCCATCACAGGGTCTTGGAGGCGCCCAGCCACGGTGAGCCCCGCTCCCATCGCTGTACTTGTGTGTTCAGCAAGTGAAGACCCGCCCTCGGAGGCTCCTGCAGCAAAGCGGGCGCAGGACTTAAGTCCCAGGGCGAGAGGGTCTCCCTCCCAATGATACTGCCGCTGATAGGCCAGCAGTTTGTCTGAGTGCCAGCTCTCCTCGAGTTTTACCAGGAGCCCGAACCGAGAGAATGTCTCTTGAAGTTTCACCTTCACTTGGAGTACATTGTCGCGCAAGTCCTCTGTGCGATTGAAGCGAACTGCCAGAACCTGGTTGTCTCCCGACCCCATGAGTTCATGATCCCAACCAAGCTGTTGCATTGTCTCTTTGATGAGGAGCACCGTTGCGAGGGTCCACATCTTTTGACAGATTCCTTGATTTCCTCCTGGATAGTCCCTCCATGCCTGCCACTGATCGAATAAGCCGGGGGCACAGAATCCGTCCGCACTCATGAACTGGGCTTCTGAGAAGAATCTCATCGACCAACGATGATTCCGGACCCCTTGGAATTGATCCAGTTTTTGCAAGAAGTCTGTGAGGATGACGCTTCTGAAGGTGTAATTCCATTGTTCTAGGTCCAGGTTGAAGTAGACCCAGTGATCCCGTCGTTCCTTTGCTTTGAGTGCGAATGAATCCACTAATTGCTCGAGTTCTGCCCCGCCTCGAGTCATGGTTTGTTGAGGAAAATACGGGTATATGTTTTCGGCGATGTTCTTCTCCAGAACTGAAGCCATCAACCGAGTATGCGGGTGGAGGATCGAGAACATTCGAGCACCTGTCTTGTTCTCTCTTTCTTTCTCCTTGAGGAGAATCAGCGTGTCTTCTGGGTCCAAGTGACCATGCTCGTTGGCACGTGTGAACATAGCTTCAATGTCGATTTCTGGCTGGGCGAACACCCATTCAATCAGGCGTCGGTGATCCGGTTTTTCCTCGGTTTTCTGACCCATGCACGCGCGAACTGGACCAGCATACACCTCCCAGAGTCTGCTTCGGCGGGGAGCACAGGCTTTGTCCTCGATCAGATCTAGGATATCCGGGTGATAGTCAAACTTTTTGTTCTCCAAGAATCGGATTTTGTTCCAGCTGCTTGCGGGGATCTCGGCACAGCGGGGGGCAGACGGGAGAATGCCACTCTTCCATATGGCTCTGAGGGAATCTGGGAGTGTGGCGTCATCATAAATGTCAGGGAGGACACCCTCCTTGTGATAGTATGCTTGGACGAGCTCTCTGGTGAAAATGCCACCGAGGTCACAGGAGGCTCCGGTGTCATGGGGCCGCGTAGACGATCCATAGCTGTACATCTTGACAGAACCTTTTTCCTCTTCGATTTGCGGGTAGAAGTGAAGTTTCTCCTGTCCGTATGTGTCCATGATCATAGATATCTCTTCTCGGCTCCTGATGGTGCCATGACTTGTGAGTATGCGGTGGATTTCAATACAGGCGTTGTACACTGCCAGGTCCTCTTCCTCCAGGTCATTGAACAAGCTCTCCAGAAATTTTGTGTCATTGCTAGCAGGGTCTTGACCCCGTAGAACGTATCCCACAACGAGCGGTTCCAGTGACTTCATGACCTTAGCGGCTGCAGACCCGAGCTCCTCAGCGATGGCATCTAAGGCGTCATATATCTCCCTCTGCATGGCACTGTAGGGAGTGGAAGCGAACACGGGAGAGGACCCTGCCAGCTGGGTGTACATCTCGAAGTGAAATTGACTCTCGATTTTGTCCAAGACATTGAGGAACATGTCGAATGTGATTCCAAGGGGGCCAGAGGGGAAGGAGTGAAGGACGACGAGATCTGCATGGAAGGTCACGGAAGGAATTCCTTGGATGAGATAAGCATGGGCTGGATGAAGACCCAACTCCTGGAGAATAGCATGCAGTTCACAGACAAACATCTTCCCGCGTGCTGCTGACTGCACCCTCTGATCTCGAACCAGTGCAGAAGCCCGTTGGTGCAGGTCATGCAGAGTGAACTCCTCGGAGAATTCGTACAGAGCAGTGGCTTGAAGCTTCACACTTTCCGCAGCAAGAACCGCCGTCTCATTCAAGAGTTGGGCACTCTGCGTACTCAAGGCCCTCCCACTCCCCAAGAGGTGGCGTTCCAGCCAGGGGAAGATTGATATTCCCGCGCACTGCCCATTCGAAATTGGCTGAAGGCAATCTGGATCGACAAAGGGATAGTGGAGCTTCATCTGGGAAGGATTAGCTCGGAAAAAGTTGAGCTTGTGGACGGTCAGAGCGGAATCGAGGTGACGGGGAAAGGATCGGGCAGACTGCACTCTCCACGCCTTTTCGGATGTGTCAAGCCACGTTTCCCCCACCCGGTGCTGCTCATGACGGAAGCTATCAGGCCTCCGGAACCCAGTGGAAGCCTCTTTCAAGAGCTGACGGACGTCTTTCGTGCGAGTAGCCATGATGACTGTTGTCTCACTGGAGTTTTTCTTAAGTTTTCTGAAGAGCTAAAGCAGTGCTCATTTACACCAACACATCACTCATGGTAAATGACAAGGGATATATCAAAGGGTAAATGTTCTCAGGCATACATCACTTGATCTCCTTACAACCACTCATTCATGAGGGGAGCGAGTGCGACTGATCTCGGCAAGGAGCTCAAACTCTGAGCGTGGGCTGGGAGCGGAGGGGGACACATGGGTGTATACTGGGGTTCGGATGGTCTGGCGGGCTCTCCACCACATGAGCACCTGACTGATAGTGAGTATGATCAGCCAGGCAGATGTCCAGCCGATGTGACCAAGCACCCCGTTGCGGAACGTGGTGAGCAGACTGTCCCCGGGGCTAGCCTCCCTCCCGATCTGAGTGATCTGAGCCACTCTCTCCCATGAGTTAGCGAGAAAGTCGCTTCTCTGTTTTGCTGCTTCAACCATCGTCACGCGCAAGTCAGTGTTCATCAGGACGTGCGGCTTGTAAAGGCGGAGAAGAGGAACATCCGCCGTTGAGTTGGCAATGCGGACTGACGAGGGCAAGTGACTTGGGGAGGGGATCAGCTTGAGGTCAGGGGATAGCTCATGAGAAGCACCACCAAAAGAGATTATCGGGAGTGACGGGTCGTTGCACTCGATCTTCTTTGCGGTCGAATGCAGGGACATGACGGTCGGATCCAGGAATTCGAGCACGGATGAATTAGTCCTTTTGACCGGGATCAAGTCATAACAGATCGGCTGCGGGGCAATTTTGATGTCTATGCTTTCACAAGATGCCAGCCTGAACCCCTCTCCAGCTCGGTGAAGTGCCTTGCCGGGTGAACCAAACGTGCGATAAGCCAGCTGGGCAGGAGTTACTCCCGCATCAGTGAGGTGGATTCTTCTTATTTCTGCTTCCAGCCGGCAGAGGGATTCGACAGAACTTCTCTGTGAGCTGTGATCACCAGATAGCAGTGCCAAGAGAGCATAATTCACTCGGGAGTTGAGAGCGGTCGATATACGCCCCACTTTGGCAGCTGAGTAGCTCTCTGAATTCTCTCCTCTAAGATTCCCATAGAAGGTGAATGGTTCAGATGTACTATAGAGATGCTGCCCGCACACGGTGACTGGTGCTCCAATCCTCAGGGCAGATCCTGCCGTACTTGCGACTGCCCATTTGGTTCCCGAGGCCGTGGTCGAAATGTTGAATTCCCCTTCTCTGATGATCTCCAGCTTGCATGGTACAAGATCATGGGTGTCCCAGAAGATAGTGGCACCTGCAGCAGTTGTACCCTGACCTGGACCAGCCATCAGGATCAGGTCTTGCTCTTGAGACAGGTAATTTTGAGCCAGACCTGACTCATCATATACACTTGTAACCTGGACTTCTGCCTTGGTGATTCGCCATCCCTTGACTTCAATGGTTTCTTTCCAGTTCTTGCACCACCCGTCATCCGTCATAAGGTCATCCTTGATGGCAATCACAGTTTCTCCGTTCCCTATGCGTCTTTCCCCCCATGGCCCCTTGGCAGAACCTTTTGCCCACCAGATACGACAGTCTGTGATGGAGACAGTGCTGGGAGTATATCCGGAAAACATGGTAGCGTCTAAACGATGCTGGAGGTTGCGTTCATACGAGCAGTAGAAGCGTCTGGATGTTTCTTGCACCATACACATTTTCCCGGTAGTGGTGCCTTTAACGGGGATCTGTGCTACAAAGCCGGCTTCGGGGGTGGACCTAGTCAGGGGATGACCCAACTCGGAGCACTCATGGGGAGATGTGGTCAGATACGGGCGTGACAGCCCAGGGGTTCTGCAGTCATACCCCACAAGTGCTTCTGAAGCCGAGAAGGCCAGCGAGAGGGCAACAACGAACCGGCACATGGTGAGGTCAAATGAGGAACTGTTGTCTCGCCCGTTTTTTCTTTAAGTTACGACAGCTTCTGCACCTGGGGAAAAGTAGCCCTACCAGTCTGGGCTCTCTTTGCCGAGGTGGCCTTAGACACTGATGATTTCGCAGAGCTGGTTCGAGATAATCTGGAGGTAGAGGACAACCTCTCTGAGGGAGCGGTCACCACTGATGCTGAACCTGCCATGAACTTCCCAGTGTCCACATCGTCTTTCTTCATCGTGAGATCTAAATAGCGACTCAAATGCTGCGCCTTGTGGTCCATGATTTGGCTGCAGTATAGAGATGTTTCCGTCATCTTGTCAGTGGCAGCATCCAACATGATCTTTTGGTGAGCAGCTGCATCTTTGCACATCGCCACCTGCTGGTGGGTAGATTCACTTACCGCCTTTGCAGCACGACACAACCCTCCAGCTGAAGACAGCAACATCACGGACTCACCGAGCTGGGTCATAGGGCTGCGATCCAAGTAATCGGATTCTGTCGCGTCTGAGGGGTATAGGCTCATTTTTAGCACATGAAGGTGCCTCGCAGCCAGTCGGCAATGCGCGTCCTTGCTCTTGTTGCATTCGGCTGGTGGAGCGATGCAAGCATACCAATGGAGCTTCATCTCTCGCGGACAGAAAATTAAATTGTCCAGGCAGTCTTCCCAGATGAATGACAGAATGGTGTTCCACACTTCTTGGGAGAAGTCGGATCCTTTCGGGGGCTTGAGAGAGAGGGGTTCCTTGATAGAGTAGGACGGAAATGCCTCAAAGAACTTCTTATACATGCCTGAGATCTTCTTCCAAGGTGCTGTAGAGTTCAAGGCCCATGCTTCATAGGCTGCCACAAGGTCTGGTTTTTTGTAGTTCCCCGACCATGCTAAGAGTGCGCTGGCCGCACTATGCGCTGGTTCCACCGTCTGACATTCTGCGGAGTGTAGACTTAATTTTCTCGGAGGGAGTGATTGCCCTGAGGATGGGGGGGTTGTTCCTGCTCTGACGGGGATGTGAGATTTGAGGGTCTCTTGACTGCCGGATAAAGGTGTCCTGAGGGATGCTGGTGGAGTGGCTTGGCCTGAGGGACTCAGCTCGGACGCAGAGAACATCTCCTCCGGGCTAGACTCAGGTCGTGAAGAGGTCCCTTCTCCAGTGGAGGGAGGCTTTTTGAGGTACGTCTTGTGGTCCGCAAGGACTTTAAGCTCTTTGAGATGCTCCGGAAGGTCATCCATGATGCTAGGAAGATATTTGACTGTTGTCTCACGGGGTATTTTTTTCTTAAGTCAATGATAATGCAGGAAAGTGTATATACAGGAGAGAAGCACATCTCACATTGCAGGGCTTGCTCGGGGGAGCGCATAGGATTACTTCATCCAATGGTTATGCTCCGAGATGGCATATCTGCGAGTGCATGAATGCGTTATAAAATGACAAGACTGGTGCTGAGGTGCATTTGCTAGAGTACCTGAGTGCTGTGTCTTGGAGTTTCACGGATGCGTTTGGGGCTTTCACAGCTCACGCAGTTTTTGGATAACTGCCATCCCGGCCTTCCAGTGCTCCTCCAGATCTGCCCGGTAGGTGATTTGAAGCTGTTTCATCAAGTCGCTGCCAGACATCTCTTCGGCTGTGGTCAGGCGCAGGAGCTCAGCGCGAAGAGTTTGGATGCCTTGGGCCAGGCGCTGGCGCGTCTCGGCGTTAGCCTCCATTGTGATCCTGTCCATCATGGTCGCATGTGCCTTCTCCCAGCGGGTGTTGAGCTCCAGAGCCGCCGCCTGGTAGAACTTTTTCTTTGCCTCAGCTGCCTGCTCTTTGGCGTCATGGATCGCCCAATCGCACGGGGGGTCAACACCCCGTAGCCGCTCTTTGAGCAGCTTGACTTCGTCCTCAGGGGAGGCGGAGAGGACTCTCTCCACATCAAGCGCACTCATCCCCTTCATAAGAGACGCCTTTGCCTCGATGTGTGGAGCCGGGAGCATCTTCAGGACGGCATCACAGACAGGCTTGCTCTGCACGTCCGCGACCTTCTGACTGATTCCGGTCAGATTGAAATCCCGGAACGCGGCTTTTTGGTCTTCTGTCTCGAGGTGCATGGAGTGGTACATGCATCCGATGAAGGACATCATCGGAAACTGCTGCTGCTGGTGGCGTGTGGCGATCTTGCTGACGAGCCCCACGTACTTCCGCCCCTCGATCTCACCCTTGATGCTCTTGAGATGCCGTATCTCAGCTCCGAGTCGGTGATGGGTTCCAAATCCAGCTTCCTCTACTAGAGGGAGTACTTGGAGGGCCCAGCGGATGGTCGAGCTCTGGTAATTGGTGTATACCAGTAGCATCTGGTCGCGCACTGCGTTGAAAATCGGGGGCAAGTTCCTCAGTCGCGGATCCTCAGCTGAGAGAGCTTCGTCCTCTGCTGCTAGACTAGGGTTGATACTGCCATCGCGATGGAGGGCAAGCACTCGGCCAATCAGTGCTACCACTTCCCCATGAATTTCTCTTGGAGAGCCTGCCCACTCCTTGATGTTGTTTGCAACTGTGTCCCAATCCGGGGCTGCCAGATTGGCATCTGCATAAGCAGCTGCGAGTCGACGACTGATCTGCTTGGCTATCAAGTTGTCCTGACTGTAGCCATAGCAGAGGCAGAGAGTCCCCACCGCGATCACCATCTGATGGAACTGGTTTCGGAGAGCGGTGTCCAGCTGGGCAGCTCCCTCTTCTGACTGTGCATTAACCCCAGGAGGCAGTTCCAAGGCTGATGCCTCCTTATCATACTGCTGAGCGTGGAAGACTGCCGAAGCATTGTCCAGGGTCCAGGGGAAGACAGAAAAGAGGGCCGAGGCTACTTTGCTAGCTCGTGAGAGGCGGTTGTCAGCAGCAATCTCGGGAAGGAGTTCTGGCTTTACCAAGTGGATTGGGATGGAATTGATCACATCTGACTGGAATACCACCTTCGCTGATTTCCCCAGTTGTTTCATCCTTTTTAAAGTCATCTCAGACATGTCAAGAAGCTCTTTGCGTCTTTGGATGTTCAGGAGGAGCCCTTGATCTTCCAGGACTTTATCCTGAATGACATACAGGCTGGTGTAGCTCTTTCCACCTCTGGTGAGCATCCCGGACAGGAAGAAGCCCTCATCAGGGGCGAACTCATTGGTCTGCCTCAAAAGATCTGATGTGGTGTGGACGATCGCTGGCTCTGTCTGCTTCCCGAAAAGGTAAGACACATGCTGAACTGTGCCCAGCTGCACAAACCCGCGATTGCTCTCTTCGGCTTCGATCCCTAGATGGTGGAGGATACTGGAGAAGGTCTCCAAAGCGCGAAGGCGCTCATCTCCAGGGTCTGCATTAGCCATGGCCAGGTAGGCTTGATGATGAGAGGTTATTGACTGTTGTCTCGTGTGTGTAGAGTATGCGATTCCACTATATTTTGAGAATTCTAATTCCCTTAAGGATTTGGCTCCTTAAAAACCGAGGTTTTTTTGTGTTTTG